GACGTCGATGTCGATGGCTGGCACCTACGACCCGGTCATCGAAGAGAAGATTGCGAACAAGCAAGTGTTGTCCGATGCACTTCTCGGTGATGACAAGACGTGGGAAGACGACGCGCAGGAGAAGATCAAGGCGCTGCTTGGTGGTGTGTCGCCGGATGAGTATCACCGCAAGACGCGCAAGATGTACACCGAGGACCACGATCGCAACTTTGCCGAGATTGCGGCGTCGATGCACTCCGGTGAAGACCTTGTGGCAGCATTGCTCGCCGACAAGAACTTGACGGATGTCGAGGTCAACAAGGAAGCGCGCAAGCAGCTCGGGCCGCACTTGACGGCCGAGTTCGACAAGGTGAAGGACCGCAAGAAGTGGCGCGAGCAGCGCGCGCGTGACCAGCTCGGGCAGCGCATCGCTGGTGTGGAAGCGCTCATGAAGGTCACGAAGCAGGAGCTGGACAAGAACGACCCCCAGGTCAAGGAGAAGTTGGAGAAGCTGAAGGCGCGTCTCCAGTACCTCAAGAAGGTCGAGAGCACGCCGCCAACACAATCGGTGGAGCGCAAGGACCGCGCTGACGACGAACGCCCACAGACCGTGGACGAGAAGGACAAGCGCAAGCCGAAGCTCGCGCTGCCGAAAAAGAAGCAAACGAAAAAGGCGAAGAAGGTGCGCGCATGAAGTTGTACACGTGCCCTGGATGCAAGCAGGAGACGTTGAAGGCGGGTGGTGACTCGCCAGAGAACGAGGGCTACCCTCATTGCCCATCCTGCGGCTGGAACGGGAAAGCCTATCTCAGCAACTCGCCGAAGGCTCGTGCGGCGCGTGTTGCCAAGGTGCGGTCATGAACTTCATCGACAAGCGCAACTACAAAGAGGACCACTTCCAGGCCCTCACGACGACGGACCACAAGACGGGCAAGAAGCGGCTCAAGCTGGTCACGCCGTCGATGATTCTGCACATCGCCAGCAAGGAAGAGCTGGCGCGTCAGCTCCGCTACTATGCACGTCCGTTCATCAAGGACGTCGTTCCAGACAACGCCAGCGCGCGCAAGAACTACGTCGAGCATGTTCGGCCGGCGCTGCGCTACTGGTGCGCGAAGTTCGGCGTCACCGTTCCGCACTGGCTGAAGGACGAGTCGGAGTGGACGCAGCTGAGCGACCAGAAGAAGATGGGCCTCTTCGGCACGGCGGAGCTGGTCATCCAGGAGTTCCGCAAATTCAAGCGCACGCCCCTCGCGGCAGTGAAGGAAGAACATGGCCTCACGCCTGCTCAGTAAGAAGCAGGTGCGCGACATCTCGGACTTGATCCGGGACACGCACCTCTTGTTCATGGTGGAGCTTGGTGGTGACATCGCCATCGAGCCGGAAGATCTGTCGCGTTTGCGTGCCAAGGGCAAGCTGCACGGTCCGCGCACGTCCTTGATCAAGCGCGCTTACGAGTACGGGCTGCTCGCTGGCAAGCAGGGACCGGAGCAGGACGAGACCATCAGCTTGGGCGCCTTCATGGCGTTCCTTAACAGCGCCGCGTCGAGCTTGAGCGCGCGTGACCAGTCAACCATTCGCGACGTCACCGAGCACATGGTGAGCCACGTGAACGGCATGACGCTCGACCTTCAGCGTCGCTTCCAAAAGACGCTGGCAGACGCCGACCGTCACGTGCGCCGGTTGCGAGACCATGCAGTCGCCAAGATCACGTCAGAAGGCGCTGCGCGCCGCGAAGGCGTGCGTGATGTGGCTGCGAAGCTACGCCAGGCTACGCAAGACCTCCGTCGCGATTGGACCATCTTCGCAGCCACGGAGATGAACAACTGGATTCAGGAAGGCAAGGCGTCAGCGATTCGCGAGCGCTCGAATGAGAAGGACCCGCTGGTCTACAAGCGTCCGCGCCCGGATGCGTGTCCGTACTGCAAGATCCTCTACCTGGAGGCGGACGGCAAGACGCCGCGCATCTTCCGGCTGAGTGACCTCGTGGCCAACGGTACGAACCATGGGCGCAAGGCAAATCGCCCTGTGTTGACAGGCAGTGCGGCTACGGAATGGCGGCCGGTGCTCGACTCGGTGCATCCGTTCTGCCGCTGCACATTGCAGGAGCTGGTGGCTGGCTACGGTTTCGACGACAACGGGAAGTTGGTGTGGCGTGGTTTGCACAAGTCGGTGGAGGTCTCCCCGTTCGATCGCTTGTTGGCAGACCACGAATGTGAGTGAGGTGGGCCATGGGCACGGACAAGATGATCAAGTTCCGGTACATGGAGCTGAAGGAAAAGATCAAACAGCTCTGGATGGACTTGATGATTTTGTCACCACATCTCACCAAGGAAGAGGTTGAGAGCGTGCAGCAGGCGTTGGACCAGTGCTCTCAAGCGTTGAAAGGGGAACGGCAGTCATGACCGAGTTCGAGAAGACCGTGAAGACGATGAAGCCGAGTGCCAAGCCGAAGAAGATCGGCGAGGGGCGCTTCGGCGCGCGTCTGGCGGTCTACGAGAACGGGTACAAGGCGATCATTAAGCCACAGATGGAAGGTGGCGTGTTTCGCCGGCAGCGCACAGAGCGCGCCCCATACTGTGAGGAGGCGTTCTACCACTTCTCGCAGCTCATCTATCCAGGCGTGGTGCCCGAGACGTACACGATCAAGCTCAATGGGCACGTCTGGTCAGCGCAGCTCTTCGTGCCGGGCTTCCACGTGCGCCAGTACGACGCCAAGCTCTTCAACAAGGAGCGCGAGGACTTCCTCCCCAATCTGCGTCGGGTCTGCTTTGCGGCGGCTCCCAAGCAGGCGTGGAAGCGCCTATCACTGCTCGACCTCTTGGGCAACAGCCGTGATCGTCATGGCAAGAACGTGCTGATCAGGCCGAAGCATGTGTTGCCATTGGCGGCCATCGACAACAGCTTCGCGCTCGGCTTGACCTTTCGCGGTACGCGCAACGTGTTCCATCAATACCTGTTCTATTGGCAGTGGTACGACCCGGCGTTGCTACGTGAGGTGTCGAAACTCACGGTGAAGGACTTCAAGGGTGCGATCTGCCCTCTTTTGGAGCCCATCTTCGCCGAGCATTGCGCGCGCCGGCTCGAATGGGTGCTGGAGTACCCACATCGTCTACCCTGGCGAATCATCAGCCAGGGCGCCGAGCGTTCTGTGGAGTTCCCCTCGTACGCGCCGTGGTTCAAGAAGCACCATCGTCAGCTGCCGCAGCGCCCGATGATGGTGAAAGCTGCTTGATTCTTTTGCCGTGATTTCATAGAGTTGTTCGAAAGGGGTGCGAAATTGAGAACCAGCCGGGCCATCGTTGAGCAGATTCTCGACAAAGGGGAGTTTTCTTACTTCGTGCCCAACACCGTCGAGCTGACGGTGGTCAAGGGCGGGCTCGATGAAGACTCCGATGAGGGTGAAGCAGAAGCCGACGCGGGCTACAAGATCCGCGGCTACTGCTCCACCGAAGCTGTGGACCGTCAGGATGAGGTCGTTGTGCAGAAGGGGCTCGACTTCAGCGAGTTCATTCAGCACGGCTACTTCAACGACAACCACAAGCAGGCCACCGTCGACATCGTGGGCATCCCGAGCCGGGCAGAGCTGCACGAGGACCGCGGTTGGTACACCGAAGGACATCTTCTGCGTGGCTACCCGCCCGCAGAGAAAATCGTTGTGTTGGCAAAGGCCCTCGCCAACACGACACGCCGGCTGGGTTTCAGCATCGAAGGCAAGGTGCTGGAGCGTGGCCACGACAACCGCATCATCCGCGCCAAGGTTCGCAACGTCGCCGTCACCAACTGCCCCGTCAACACAGAGTGCACCTGGGACCTCGTCTCGAAGGCGTTCGCTTCAGCCGAAGAGATCGAGGAGCGCTTCGACAAGGCGCAGAAGGCTCTGTGTGCGGGACACGGCAACCCCGGCCAGTACGGTGGCGCGGCGCTGCGCAAGCAGAGCCTGGAAGGCGGCAAGACGAAGAAGCTGGTCACGCACAAGCGGAAGGGGGTGCAGAAGGGGATGCTGAGCATGGAAGAGAGCGTCGCGCTTCTGCGTCGTCTCCGCCCGCAGTACAGCATGGAGACGTGCCGACGCATCGCGCGTCTTTCTACTTTCATCTGAACACGAGAAAAGGAGCAAGCTAATGTCCAAAGATCAGACGCCGCTCCTCGGCAACGGCTCCCAAGAATTCGGGATGCTGGGGTTCGGCGACATCAACACCCCGCTCACCATCACGGGTCCGTCCGCCGAGTTCCAGATCGGCGCGTACCCTCCGCGTGATGGTGAGCAGATCAAGATGGAGGCGGTTGCGTGCCTGGCGCAAGCGCCCACCAACGCCGCTGCCTTCGTCACCTGCGGTCCGGGCTCCTCGCCCGGCACCGTCAAGGTGTTCGTTTGGCAGATGGCGCAGTCGGGGACCACGCCGTTCGCGGTTACCTTTCCGGCAGCTGCTGCCAACACCGTCACCAAAATCCACCTGATCGCGACCAAGGGGTCGGCGGTCACGAAGTAAAGGACAAAGGAGAACACCATGGGTACCGTCATCGGACATCCGCTCATCATCCTCGACTCCGCGACGCGCCCGCTCTTCAGCGTTGGCGTCAGCGAGTCGTTCACCGTCCCGGACGGTGTCGCGCAGACCTCGCCGACGGCTCAGTACCAGCCGGCGGGCGTCGCGGGCACGTTCAACGACATCCGTCCCGGCGCGGGTGGCCAGACCCTCGTCGCGATCTCGGACGCCGCCGGCCCGAACAACGTGCAGGAGTTCGAGTGCGAGCTGAACCCTGGTGACGTGATCGCGTGCAGCGCGGTCGCGTCCAACACCGTCACCGTGACGCGCACGCCGCCGGGCGGCACGGCGCAGACGATCCTCCAGATCACCGGCGTGACGACGAAGGCGTTCGTCATCGGCCTCTACGGCTGATCAACAAGGAGCGGCCAATGAACAAGAAGATGAAGAAGTCGGCCGCTGGAACCACCGAGAAGAGGCTGCTCAAGGCCCTCAGCAAGGTGGAGAAGGCGGCCGTGCCCAAGGAGATGCGAGACGCCGATGGCGGCTTCGCAACCGAGGGCGATGGGGACGAGCTTCAGGTCTCGGCGAGCGAAGACGCCGAGCCCAAGAAGACCGTCAAGAAGGGGCGTCATCGCGCCGAAGAGTCGGACGAGGAGTCCGTCAACAAGGCCGACGACGAGATGAGCGACGAAGAGTCCTCGGAAGAGTCGTCGGAGGAGTCGAGCGACGAGGAGTCCTCGCCGCCGATGGCCATGTCCAAGAAGAAGGGCAAGTCCGTCAAGAAGGGCAAGGCGGACGAGTCGAGCGACGAAGAGTCGTCGGCCGAGACCTCGGACGAGCTGTCCGCCGAAGAGTCGATCGGCGAGTCGCCCAAGCCCGTCAAGAAGGGCAAGAGCAAGAAGAGCGGCAAGTCGGTCAAGAAGTCGCTGCACGAAGACAACACCATCAAGAAGGGGCTGCTCGCGGATCCGGGGAACCGCGAGGTGATCGACGGCTCCGAGTTCATCGAGCAGCTGGTGGACAGCATCAGCGACTCCCACGCGCAGCTCACCAAGTCGGTGCGCATCGGGCGCGTCGAGCAGCAGAACTTCAACCAGACCCTCGCCAAGGGCTTCATGCTCCTCGGCCAGGAGGTCGTCGAGAACCGGAAGGAGATGCGCAAGCTGCGCAAGGCTCTCGCCAGCACGCCGATGGTGGCGCGCGGCAAGACGATCCTTCACAAGGGGGACATCGTCGAACGCGAGTTCGAGCAGCCGGAGGGCGCCGGGGAGACGATGGACGAGGAGACCTATCGCAAGTCGATGGACGTTCTCGTTCAACTCGCCACGAGCGGCAAGATCAAGGCGGAGCTGGTGACGGAATTCGAGATGAGCAAGTCGCTCGACGTTCTGCCGCCGTCCGTCCGTGAACAAATTCAGGGCAGCCTCCACTAGGCGAGCCTGAAAGTCGAAAGGAGAACACCATGTACGGTGGAGTCAGCCTGAAGGACTACGAGGGCGCGTCCGGGTTCGGCATGAACCCGTTCGGCCAGGTCGAGGACATCAACAAGGCGCTCAGCGCCGGCTACCAGAGCCCCGGCCAATTCGGCGGTGCCGCGCTCCGTATGGAGTCGCTGGAAGCCACGCTGCGCATCGTCACGTTCACGCAGGCCAACATCAAGCTGTGGCGAGCGCTGCCGAAGCTGCCGGCCTTCTCGACGGTCGAGGAGTACACGATCCAGTCGAGCTACGGCGCGGACTCGGGCATCTTCACCCGCGAGGGTGAGCTGCCGCAGGCGAGCGACGCGACGTACGAGCGCAAGGTTGCCCAGGTGAAGTTCATGGGCATCCAGAAGGAAGTGACGCACCCGCAGATGCTGGTGCGTCCGGCGCACGGCAACGTCATCGCGCTGGAGACGCAGAACGGCGCGATCAAGCTGCTGGAGTCGATCGAGCGCAAGCTCTTCACGGGCAACTCGCTCATCGTGCCGGAGGAGTTCGACGGTCTGTACAAGCAGATCACGGACGATCCGGTCGCGGCGGCGAACAACGTGCTCGACATGCGCGGTGGCCCGCTCACCGAGGACGCCCTGGAGGAGGCGGCCAACATCGTCGTCGAGAACTACGGCGTGCCGACCGACCTCTACCTCGCGCCGCGCGCCCTCTCGGACGTGGCCAAGCAGTTCTATCCGCGCGAGCGCGTCAACCTGCCGGCGGCAATCGACGGCAAGGTGGGCCTCGCGGTCACGGCCATGCAGACCAACGCGGGCCTGATCAACTTCCAGAACGACATCTTCCTGCGTTCGGGGAAGAACAACTCGCAGAAGTACGCGCCGGCCAGCGCCACCAGCGCCCGCGCTCCGTCGGCTCCGTCGGCCTTCACCTCGGTCGACAACGCCGGCCCGGTCACGGGCTCGAAGTTCCGCGCGGGCGACGCCGCCACGTACTTCTACCGCGTCACCGCCATCAACCGCTTCGGCGAGTCGGCGGCCGTCAACGCGGCGGCTTCGGCCACCGTCGCGGCGGGCGATTCGGTCACCCTCACCATCACCGACGGCGGCGGCAGCGACCCGGCCACGGGTTACTACATCTACCGCACCCGCTCGGTGGACACCGCCATCGGCCAGGCGCAGTTCATGGTCGCCATCCCGCGCATCAGCGGCGCGGCGACGACGACCTACGTCGACTTGAACCTGAACCTGCCGTCGACCAGCAACTCGTTCATGCTCCAGATGAACCTCCAGAACCTCTCGTTCCGGCAGCTGGCGCCGATGATCAAGATCCCGCTGGCCACGCTGGCGGCGTCGGTTCGCTGGATGCAGCTCCTGTACGGCACCCCGATCGTGTACTCGCCGCGCAGGAACGTCATCTTCATCAACGTGCTCGACGACTAGTCGTCAACACGAGGTGAGGGAGGGGCGGCAGGACACCCGAACCCTGCCGCCCCTTCTGTTCTTCTGAGACCGAGAAAGCGAGGACACCATGGCGAAGGTTCACGTTCCGCACCTGGCTGGGCAGACCGCCGAGAACAGCCGCTTCGGCACCATCAAGTTCGACAAGAAGGGCAACGCCGAAGTGAGCAACAAGGTGGCGCACATCATCAACACGATGGCGCCGCGCGGTTGGAAGGTTTCTGGCCTGGAGCCGGACGA